TTGCGTCATGTGCTTAGTTTAACTATGTAAAAATTACATAGGCAATCGGTTGGCGTGGTTTTTGATGGGAATATGTGTCAAAAGCAGGTCTTGTTTTGTTTTTTAAATTTTTTGGATGGCGAGGGTGTATCGTGAACGTGGACACCACGACCCCCACCCCTCCCCATATTATATCTATTGTCCATAGGTTCGAAATTGAATTGAAAAAACAATGTTTCAAAGTCCAGTCTAGTATATTCAAATGAATCCAATCACATCAGTATAGACATTCTGTATAGAACATCTCGTCCGCCGCCGCGGCGGCGCCAACGCGCGAACGAGAAGAGCTCTAATTTTTCGCGTGTGATTTATTTCGAGCGCGATTCAGTGTTTTTTTGGTCTAGTTAACTCAATCGGTTAACTATTTTCCATCGACTAAAAGTTCGACAAGACCGGAAACATAAGCCTAGTCAGCATCTTAGCGTGTAAACAATATATTGTGTACATAAGTTATACATCGTCTCATTGTATCAACTGCAATTGGTTTGGCTCCGACGTTGGCACTGCTAATGCAATGATAATCTGTATCAACTCGATCATGAGTTGAATCAACCAGGAGTTGTCGATATGAAAATCAACGCATTCAAGCCTATACGCAAAAATAAACGAATTGAATACTCAGATAAAATAAAAGCTGCGGTACTCGATCCAAACATAACAATTAAAGAACTACATATAAACGGTGGATATGATTGGATTGATACCAAGTATGGATTTATTAAACTGCTCATCTCGCGTGGACAGGTGCTACAGATAGTCACTCATTCGGACCTCATGGCGAGGCAAGACTATTTAGATGCCATAAAGCTCGGAGTGTTGAAAGCACGTTCTATCGGCGTCATTTTCACACATCTAGATAAAGCATCAGGCGCGAGCGAAAAACGTCTTGAATTAGCAAGACTTCGTTTCGCTGAGTTTGCGGAAGGCAACGCTACTTCATTCGTAACATCTCCAGATATGCTGAATACACTAAAAAAAGTTCAAGCCTATCTGTTGCCCGGACTTGAAGCTCATGACAACAATCTTGCAAAGCTACTTCAAGCAACAATTGAAAAAGCCGAAGGTAAACAATGAGAACTCTACGAGAAAGCACGCTCAGTCTTGCGATGACAGTTATTAAAGAAAAACTTGAAGCTTGGAGAGACTTTCATAAACTCCAACTTGCAAGATGTACGCCAGACATGGAAGCACAACTAAAAAATAAAATTGATAACTATCAAATGTTGATAGACATCGCCGATGCGGCACTGAGGATACAATGAAACATCCAAGATCATTCAAATTAGAGTCGTTATATCATCGCTTCCTAAAACCAAAAGATATCGACATATCAGATCTTCCGCGCTTCGTATCCATGATGTATGCGGCTGGCTTCATTGACCTATACCACGACAACGAAGACCCAGATGTTGAAAGGTATGTCGAACTTGAGAAGCTCACCAGCCGAGAACACCGAGATGAGCTCTTTAAACTGATCCAATCACTGAAAGGATAACCAATATGGACTCTCGAAAATACTTGACGACCGAAGAGCGTGAACATCTAGAGTCAAGCCTCATATCCAGAATCGATAACGACACCAGAAACGCGACCTTATTTTTGCTGGCACTCCACTCAGGAGGACGCGCGTCCGAAGTGTTGGCACTTGAATGGAACCAAATCAACACCGTAACCGGCGAAGTCCATATCAACACCCTGAAAGGCGGCAAACCACGAACAGTTATCGTACCGAAACCAGTACGCGGCGCCCTTGAGCTCCTTAAGTCCTTAAGCCCGACGCGACCCTTCGAGATCTCATATAAGCGATTGAACGCGCTCTGGAACCTGTATCGACCAGCGCCAAAAACCTTCCACGCCCTGAGGCACACTTTTGCCATACGCGCATATGAAAGGACCAAGGACTTGCGATTCGTGATGTACGCCCTAGGGCATCGAAACATCCAAAACACCATGATCTATGCCGAATACTCGTACACCAGCAGCGAATTTAGGAAAATGATGCGTATTCGGTAACCCATACGCGCGTATCTAAAATGTTTTTTTAACCGCGCGAAAGCGCATAGGAGAATCAAATGAATCCACCGAGAACGATAGATGAATTAAGAGCAGCAGCAAAAGCAGTTGGAGCAACAAAAATAAGACTAAAGGGATCAGATGAAGATGAAATATTGAATGATGCTATCAACATAATTCAGATGTCTATAAATATGGCGCATGTAAATAACAAAATAAATCGAAGACAATTTAATTCTATAGATAAGATTATAGAAAAAATAATAACTCAATTAGAAAAAATATACAGACAACAAAACGGAGGATTAAAATGAACCAGAAAATACTTCTCACAATTTTAGCGGTGCCTTTTTTAGCAGCATGCGCCCATGAAACAACCGAAATGGACCGTGAACTTGCCCTTGAGTTGGTACGAACCAACCAGATGGCGGTCATGAGCCATAACCAAGCTCCTATAATTGTCCAGGCGGCGCCACCAACCGTAAACGTCACCGTCAATACTAATGGCTCCCAACAACCCGTCTACAGGGCTATAGCGAGCGAACCAATGGCATATGAACAACCGCAACAGGTCCAAGCTCAGTTCTCGGCACCCATCGAGCGTCAAAATTGTGTCGATATGCCGGTCTACGACTCAATCGGCGGACCCGTTCATTACCGGAAGCAATGCGTCGGCAGCCGATAGGCTCCTACGCGCGCGTATCTAATATATTTTTATTTGTTGAAGCCTTTTGTGAAGTCAGCAGTCTTTTTGGGATCATTTCCGCGCTTTACGAATTCGCCCATGGCTTTTGAAGATCCCTCTTTTGTTTTGGTATCCGGACCTGTTTCTTGATCAAACATATCGCCAACTGCCGAAGTCGCTTTTTCGATGTACGGCCAAGGCGACCAGTTACTTGGTTTTTGATTCGTATCAGCCATAAAGGAAGTGTAACGTGAAAAAAACAAAGTTAGCAAGTCTAGTCATAGGATTCTTAACATACACCGTTGGCATATTCATCTTCGGCGGAAAAATCGGAGCCAACACCTGCTATAACCGCGAATTATGGGGTTTAGTAACTGGCTACGTTAAGATACCGACGCCAGCAGCAAGAAAAGACCAAGTAACCGTTTATAAAAATATGCGAAGAGATTTTGCATTACCTGGCAACGGCGACCGATGGGTCGCACAGCAAGAAAACCAATAGTCAAGAACTATTTTCAAACAGTGCCCAATTGTTAAGCATACGCGCACATTTTGACATGCTTTTTTTGGTGCGATTTTTGACTATTTTTGATGACATTTTTGTACCCAAAAAACCGTGACGCGAAGTACCGTGATGTAGGGATGTAGGATAATTTCCTTTAGAGAATTATTTTACATGTTTTACTATGATTTCAGTACAAACATAGCTCTAAATGCCAATTTAAAAAGTTTAGTGATTTATCCTACATATCCTACATCAAATGTATTATCTTACTGTAATTACTAATCTATCTTAAAAAAATTATCCTACATTTATCCTACATTTATCCTACACCCCTACATCAAAACCGGTCTGCGTCATTTTTCTTATGTAGGATCGATGTAGGATCGATGTAGTATAAAATCCCTGCCGTAACTCGGCGTGACATACCCTTACTTTTGATCGCCATTTGTACCCTTCTAAGCGAGCAAGAAAAAACTTTTGTCAAGGCGCATAACATCTCCATAATCTCACTGCCAGCAAGTTCGGTTTTGTATGGATAAGGTCCATTCATCGAGGTCATGGCGTAAAATCTTGCCTTGTATAGCTCAACAATCGACTCATCAAGGTTCGAAGGCGTGAACTCTTGAACCGTTGCCTTGATAGCAGCTTCGGTTTCATCGCTAAGCTTAAAGTGCATTTCTGCACCGAAAAATGATTTCCATTGAGCGATAACCTGTAAACTTTCATTCTGAGGATAGTCCCAACCGATTTCCTCAACAGGTAAGACGATAAACCTTCGGTTTCCGGTCGTATCTCTTAAGATATCGTCGACGTTGGCGGTTGATATGAAACTGCCACGCATTGGTTTTGAGTTCGGTGTTCGGCCGTAGCTTTCGCGGAAAAAGCTGGTCGGTTGGGTGATCAGTGACTTCAGGAAGCCGACGTCCATGCCTTTTGTCTGGTCGAATTCCTCGATATGGATGACTAAAAGCCTTGAGACAATCTCCAGCACGTCTTTTGGTGTCCCTGGCAGCGTGGTTGACTCATAATAAGGCTTAAAGTCCTTAAGCATAGATCGCACCAGGGTATCTTTACCGAAGCCCTGGAGGCCTTTTAGGATGATACATCGGTTTTGCACCGAGGAGTCGTTAACTCTGCGGAAAATGGTGACTCCCCAGTGTTTAAAGATTTCCACGACCTGTTCACGGGTGAAGCCGGTTACCTTCATGGATCCAGCTATTTTATCGATTCTGTCTTGGCCATCCCATATGGGGATATCGCAAAGGAATTCGGTCTTCGTGTTCTCAAAAGCCCAGCGATCTAGTTCGTCGACGACGAAACTTGTTGGCAGGCGACAGGTTCTGGCATATGATCTAAGGACACCTTCATACAATTTAATTGGCTCCCACTTGGCGGTTTTCGTCTTTTTGATGAAAGTTTCTTCTGAGAAGATGTCTTTGCGGCTTTCTGCGAAGGCGGTGCCGAAGAAATGGTCCCAAGATATTGGGGTGAAGCTCTCTTCCTTTTTCTCTTCTTTGGTCATGAGCGCGTTATGCTTATTGGACCAGCGGAAGATCTTTTGCACGAATTCTTGAGCATTTTTGCTGGCGTCCGCGGTGTCGTAATATTTAGGATCGGTGAGATATCGGTTGGTGCCGTTGATTTTGATGTCGTATTCAACGGTCATGGCCGTTACACGCTCTAGGTTATGATCGACCTTGAGAGCGTCTAATATGTAGTACATGATGCGCTCGTGTCGACTAAGGTCGCCGACGGCAGGTCGCTGTCCTTTGGGGCGATCTGAATAGAGTGAGATGATGGTTTCGATGACTTCCATGGATAGTTTTGGAAGAGATGGCGCATGCAGTAGGTCTTCATCGATCCACTTGTAGAAAACCTTTTTGTCTTCGATGGAAGAGTGAAGTGATGGAGGAATAATCGTTTGCCGTCCGGTTGATAGAAAATCAAAAAGCCTGACATTATTGCGGTTGGCGAGCTTATTTACTAATTTGTTATTGTATTGGTAAAACCGGGTCCACCCCTTCATGCCGACTTTTCCGATGTTGGTGGCAGGCAGGAGCTCCATGATTTCACCTTCTATTCGTTGGCGGTCGCGTTTGAATTCTTCCTCTGTGATTTTGCATTTCTTGGGGTCATATTCGTAGTCGAAATCAAATGCGACGATGCCGTTAGCAGCACCTAGTGGCATGCCGATTTGTGTTGAATCTGAATATTTCTGCGTCCAAGCGTCGATTTCTGACTCTGTTGGTTTGGTTTCGCAGTATTTCGACCAATCATTGAAAATAGGTGCTTTTTTACCGTTGCATGGAATAGTGGAAATACCACTATCAAAATATTTACCAGCCCACTCTTTGTAGATGCCCATTAGATCCCCTCCCGAAGTATCAAGTTTTCAAACTAATTGTAAATTCATCTTAGAGTCAATAAGCTAAGGGAGCTTTAGCAATATTCAACCGCGTGCGCTACGGACGGTTAGCGCGGTTGAATTCTAGTTAGATAGTGTCTATTCCTGTTGATTGCTCATATGTCTTTTGCTAAAAATTAATTTCTTCTTCCCGAAGACAGGTATGGGTCAGTCTATATCTGATATAGAGGGGTCATCGTAAAGCCATTTCTTTGGCCCCTTTATTTTTACCTTGCAAAACTTATTTAACTATTTTAGTTAAACATTAATGAGTATATTTAAAGCTATTTATTCGCGCGTTTTTGCATGTGTTTGGTATTTGTGTCAAGACTGCGGAACTGCGTGGACGAGTAATATAAAGATATGTCTTAACTGTGGCTCTAGCAGAATTACAACAGAAGCGGATACGGTAATTTAATTATTTTCGGAGGGGAAAATGGACGTACAAACACAAAAAGATTTACATGTTCTAGCAAATAGCTTTGCTGAAGAAAGACTCAGCGAAGAAAAGGCTAAATTATACAAATCATTATCAGATGCCGAGGATGGTGTCGGTAATATTGCCATAGAAAAAGAGTTGGGCCGTATTTTAGCAACGGCATATGCGAAGGGCTTCGCTGATGGTCATGACCGAGTTGGTCCTAGGACGTTAATATTTTAAGGCGGTGTTTTGTGGGGATAGAATACGTTCTTTTCGGCTCTGGTATTGCCTTATCGGTTATTGGTGTATTTTTAATTTTGCATGGTGATTCAAGTAAGATAGCAAGCATTAAGCAAAATTTATCAAATCGCGCGACCGATGTCGATACATTGAAGAAAAAGATTGAGCATATTTACAAAGAAATAGAAGACGCTAAAAAATCAGGAGAGACGAATCGTCGTTTGTGTGATGGAAATAGCGAAGCAATAAATCAAGTGTATAATGTCATCAATAAAAAATCAGATGATATTAATTCATATATCGCTGAGGTCGATACGAAATCATCAGGTCTTTATAAAACTCTTGGCGATCATGATTCGGATTTGCTGAAAAATATTTCTAGACTTGCGGATATCGTTGATCAGAAACACGAGCAGTTATGTAAATCGTTGATGCTTGAGATTGATTTATTGAAGCAACAGTTGAAATCAAAAACTCCTGATGACGGATTGGTTGAGATTGTAATTTACGACGGTGGCAAGAAGCCAGTTTTGCCAAAGGCGCAAATTGTACCTTTGGCGAAAAAGGTTCGGGAGCTTAGTCAATGAGCGAGTCGGTTAAGGAAATAGAAATAGCCGAGCAGGATTTTAAATACGAGGAAGAGTGTAAGTCTTTGCGATATACCATAATTAATAGCGAGTACGCCGATGAGCGCGAGGTGTGTTTGAATAATCTCCTAGTGCTAGTTGTTCGTAAGATAATTTCAGATCCGGAATTTAGTTATAATTTTGGTATTGAGTTATCGGATACCGAAGGTGGCCATTGATGGATATTTTAAATAAAGATAGTCTTGATTATGGTAGTCTTGCTTCGGCTAAATTAAAAGATCCGCCGCGCGCTCTTTGCTCATCGAATAAGTGTTGTACTTATCCAATTGTTAGACGTGGGCGAAAGACGACTGTTAGAAAATCATTTGTTACTAAATATGTAGCATTCACTGTTGATAAGTGTCCGGACTGTGGCTGTGCCCTTCTCTGGAGGTCAACATGAGTGACCAGGAAAATGCGCGTGCCGCGGTAGCAGTATTAATATCAGAGCTAAAAAAGTGTGAAGGATATCGGTATTCGTGGCGCGCAAATATCGCAATGGCTTTCGTTGATGAGTTTGATCGGCATCATAGGCATTTAGGAGTTCACGCGATTGCGAATAAGGCGGCTGACAATTTTTTAAATATGCTCTGCGGAGCGGGTAAGGAAGAGAATGAATCACATAATGTTGGACTTTGAGACACTTGGCACTCAACCAAACGCGGTCGTAGTATCGCTTGGCGCTGTAATTTTTGGGTTAGATGGAATTAAGAAAGAAGGTTATTGGGTTTTCGACATAAATCATCAGATTAAGCGCGGTCGTTCGGTTACTGGTGATACTATTGCGTGGTGGATATCTCAGAGTGCAAATGCAAAAGTGACATTTTCTGAAATAAATCAAAAAGGAATTATGCTTGATGAGTTTATTCCAGCCCTTGGTCATTTCTGCTCTGGGTTTTCTCAGCTTCGCGCTTGGGGAAATGGTGCTAATTTTGATATTTCAATTATCGAGCATATTTATGCATCGATGGGCCATAAGCTCCCCTGGTTGTATTATAATACAAGGTGCTATCGCACGATGAAATCATGTTTTGGTATTGAAGCTGGTGGTCAGTTTAAGGGTGTAAAGCATAACGCCTTGGACGATGCAAAAAATCAGGCAAATTATTTAATAGAGTATTGGAAGAAAAATCCGGAGGCATGCAAATGAGCGGGTCTGAGTGGATTTATAGGGAGCTTATTGTTACTCCATTTTATAAGTTGGCAATATTAAAAAATAAATACCGAAGAATGTATATTGGTGATTATTTATTTGTATTTATATGGATTGATAAGAATGGTCACTTTCATGAAGAGAAATGGTGGAAACTATGAAACGAGACCCTTTACACGAATTATTTACTATTGGAAGAATGTCTTCAGATAGAATGGTAGAAAAAATGTTGCACGAATGGGCACAAAGATATGTGCATACATCCAGTGTTAGAGAATATTCTTCGCGCGATGGTCGATATGATGCTGATGGGTTGCAGAAGCACATAGAGGAAAAAACGATTCATCAACTAGCCGCGCTTGCTATAAGAGACATGGCTATGGATTCATTTGATGAAACAGACACCGCAAATATAAGAACAAAGACAATGATGTTTCTCGGGGAAAAGAAATGAAAGCCACAACCTTAATCATAATCATGTGCTACATAGCGACGAGCATCCTGGTGATGCAGGCTTGCGGTGTGGTTGGTGTAAAATTATGAAAGTTAAATTCTTTATGGATAGATATCCAAACATGAATGAAGTTTACGGATCTTTTACGCATGAATCTCTCGCTAATTCATTTAAAAAATCACCAGAGGCAAAGCGTATCTGGATAGAGGTTAACATTCCAGATGATAGGCAATTATGGCCTGACTCGTTTGTTGGAGTGTCTGCCGAAGTCTTAGATGTAAAGGTGCAGCAATGAAATTCAGATTCAAGCCAGAGGATTTTCGAAATATACTGCCTTCCCACACAAATATTATTGCTGCCACAGCCAACCACCTACTAGACGAGCATCTAGCTAAATGCACAGTGGTTTATGGCGTTCTTGGTAAATATCTTGCATGGTACAGAGCGCGAGAAACTGAAGACACCCACAAAGCCATCCTATTCAACATCGAGGAGCTGGTGAAGGAAGCTTGTAATCACGAGGTAATTGGGCAGCCTTTTGCTCATGTAATATATTGCAAAAAATGCGGCATTAAACTTAAACCTGCAACATGGGAGGCTGCGGAGTGAACGACGCTTTAGTGTTAGAAGCTTGCTATTTAATAATGCTTTCTGATGAGGAGCAGTTATTGTACAGGCTCGATTATTGGTTAGAGCAATGGTTGGACAGAAAGAATAGTTGTCCTATCTGTGGGGAGGCTGCGGAGTGAGCCAGCAAAAATATTACTGCGGATGCTCAGCAAGACAACCACTAAACAATATATGCCTAATGTGTGGTGGACTCATACCAGACCTGCCCTCACATTTAGATTCAGAACAGATTGCACAGCAAAAAAGAATCGAGCAACTTGAGGCAGAAGTAGCAGAACAAGCTCGCCTAAACGGTATAGGCTCAGAGCGAGAGGCTAGGCTAGAGGCTGAGCTGAAAAACAAAGATGCAGTCAGGCTATGGAATGAGTGCGAGAATTTAAAAAGAGAAATGCAACAAGTTAAGCACATTGAAAATCTAACTCGCACCGAAAACCAGAAACTCCGCGCTGCGAATGAAGTGCTGCGGGGTGGGTTGGAGTTTCAGAGTCGCTATTGTGAATGTGGGACTATCACTGAACACTATTCAAACGGAGAACACAGAGGTTTTGATTTACATGAAGAAATTGAGAAAGCACTCGAATCAGCAGACAAAATTATGAACGAAACTAAACAAGGAGAATGAAGATGGCACTAGAAACACTTAAAGGTGTAGAAAAAATCGGTAAATTCCATGTGGTTGTGATGGATGAATTGAAAGTCATGTATCCAGACAAATTCAATGAGTCTGGCGCAATGGACTACAAGTGGTTTGAGAAAGATATCAGACCTCACAATTTCATCTATGTAAGACACGATGTTAATTCATTGGCATTTACTATTCAAAACGGGCCAATCAAGGAAGTCGGAATCAATGGTTGCCAGGTGAATGAAATCATCGCAGCGGCAAAAATCATCATTGAAGGTTTGAATAAGAATTTTCCTTGTCGTGAAAACTCGATGGCCATTACTAAGCTCGATGAGTGTTTGATGTGGCTAGAGAAGAGAACAAAGGATAGAGAAGACCGTGGAGTCGAAGGCCAATCTAAGGCATGAAGGGAGAATAAATATGGGAATCACATTAGAAGACTTGCTAAAAGAATTTGAAAACATGGAAGAGGCACTTAATTACTATTTGCAATGTATTGGGTACACAGCGACAGACATCGAAAATGATGTCGCAACACTCAAGGCAAAAATCAAAGCAGCTAAGGGAGAATGAGGGGATGAGCGATGCTAAGTTTGAAATAAGAAATAATGACTATGGTTTTGTATGGGGAGATGTTTTAGTTGAGAGAAGTTGCTCACAAGCCAATAAGTATCCTAAGTTTCAGATTCTGCGCATCTTCTTACCAAATAAAGAAATTATTCAGCTTACCATTCAGAGAAGAAAAACCAAAGTTGAGAGGCTCAAATGACCACACAACTACTCGAAGGGAGAATGAGAATATGAAAATATTTAAAGTAACCACATCAGAAGTAGCAGATGACCCAGCAACTTGCATTTCTAGTTATCGCGCACCTAGAACAACCAAGCGCGAGGAATATTTCATGAGCAGAGAAAAGGCACAGACGACGGTCGATGCTAGATATAAAGCAATCATTGGTTTAGCTGGCTTTATTCCTAAAATGGAAATGACTATATCTGAAATTGAGGTGATTGAGTGACCACACAACTACAAAAAGCCCTGCAAGCGTATGGCGAGAAGATGGCAACTAAATACGCAAACAAATATTTCAATGTAAAGACTGAAGAAGAGGAGTGGCAAACTGAGTTTGAGACATACCTAATGAGCTTCAACCAAGCAATCGAACTGACGCTGCCTTTGGTTGATGCTCTAGCTCTTGTAAAAGAAGGCCTTGAGGATTCTGACTGGGAGTGCATAAGGTGCGAAAAAGACCCCGTGATGACCGAGACAGACATATACAAATTTACATGTGACGCACTCGCAGACCTCAGAAAGAAAGTGGGGATGAAAAATGATACTGACTAAGCCAAAAACTAAATTTGTTTATGATCCAGAATGTTTAATTGAGATTAGAATTAGGAAATCGTGGCTAACTAAAATGGATAAGATAAGAAAGCCATACAAACTTTCTAGGCAAAAAATATGTGGCCAGATTTTTAGGTGGGCTCTTGAAATTGAGGATAAGAAGAAATGAAACTCCTTATTTTCCTAATCCTAACCGGATGCTCAAGCGCACCCACACACCTATGCAACGACAGGGGTGGAGTGGATAAAGTCGTTGATGATATGTTGTGGTGCAAAGATGGATATGCGTTTATTTTCTAGGGAGGAAATATGATTTACATAGTTATGGTATCTGTGTTTTTTATTTCGTTATTTATCATTCTGACAATTTTAAAAGGTGGAAAGTGAGAGAAATTCTTTGTATTTTTGGCTTCCATCACTGGATAAAACCAATGTATCTTCATAATTGTAAGGCATGCTTTTATTGCGGTAAATTAAAGGTAGGAAATTAATGCCATTTGTTAGTCAAAAACAAAGAGCGAAATTTGCAGAACTTCTTAAAGCTGGAAAGATCACACAAAAGACATTTGATGAATGGAATCGTGATACTCCTAAAGACTTACCGGAGCGATTTACGCATCAGCCACTTAAGATAAAAAAGGTTAAAAAAATAAAATGAAATGTGAAGCTGCTGAGATGATTTTAAACCAAAGGTTAAAACTTGGTTTTTCGCAGTCATTTGTTGCCAATCGCTTAGGTGTTACGACTGTATTCATATCTTGGATAGAGCACGGGCAAAGAAAAATACCTAAAAGATTTATTAGCAGGCTTTGCTTTGCGCTTCAATTACCAGAGCAAGATTTGGTTGATGCGATGAAAAGAGATATGTGCGAAGAGCTTGATGATTATTTAAAAGCTAGATGAGCCGCCCAAGGGCTGTCAGAAACGCTCGAACCGCTTCAAACGTAGTAGGGGAAGCAAACAATGGACGGCTCACGCTCTATTCGTCAAAAAGAGCATCATCCTCAAGTCCAGATTTTTTATCTTCTGGAAGCATCGATATTAAGTATAATTTAGCAGCTACTTTGTCATTAGATCGGATCATGTTCCAGCGAGTGTAGATAGTCTCTAGCCTATCGGCTGAGTCAACCACGCAAGAAAAAGCTTGTGAGTTTATTTTATCTACAATGAATTTTCTCTGTAGGAAATTTCCTGTTCTATTAAAGGTAGAAAGCTTTCCTTTTGCCTTAAATTCGATAGCAACGCTAATGCCCTCATCCGTAGATCCCATGCAGTCGCAGGTTCCGGCCTTCATGCCCTTTTGCACCCAGCTTTGCGCAGATGCGGACCAAACCGCTTTTGCCTCATATATTTCAACGGACCATCCTTTTTCGCGCATCCATTTTAAGCATTCTTTTTCAACATCTTTTTCTGGTGTTTTATTGGATGCGCGTGGCTCTTTCGGTTTTGCTGCGTCTAATTGGCGCTGGGCATGCCGATTTATTGCGTCAATTGTTGATTGCCTTTTTTCATTAGTCATTGATTTATAAATTGTAAGCAGTTAGTTTTATGTCTCGCAAGCTTATTTCTTCGGGAGGGAAAATGGCGAAAATATTTGATGCCACAGATGCGTCTTTTGTTGCTGCATCTAAATGTGGAGCTTTCAAGGGTGCTGTAAAAAACCTAAATAATAATGCATATCACAGCCTTAAAGATTATTGGTCATCGACTCATTTGAAGTTTATGCACTCAACATCTCCGGCTCATTTTAAAGAAAAATATATGAAACCATCTGAACCGGAAGAGCCATCAAAGGCGATGATTCTTGGTTCATTGGTTCATACATTGTTGTTAACTCCGGATGAATTTGAAAAAGATTTCTTTTTAATGCCGTCTTTAAATTTAAGGACCAATGAAGGAAAAGCGGCGAAAGAGGAAATACTTTCTAAAAACGCAGGGAAACAACCGGTTACTGATGAAATGTTAATTCAGGCGAGAGCCATGCGCTCTTCCGCGCTAGCAAATAAAGAAGTTGTTAAACTTTTAGAGCCTGGATTAAAAGAGGCTGCATTTTTTTGGACCTGTCCGTTTTCTAATTTGAACTTTAAAGCGAAACTCGATCACTCATCTAGTCTTCATTGGTGTGAAGTAAAAACAACATCATCAGCGCAGCCTGAAGAGTTTGCTCGGCATGCTTATAATATGCATTATGATTTAAGTTTATTTCACTATCGTGAAGGGCTTAAACAGGTAATGGATATTACTCCAAAAGCATATTTTATTGTTATCGAAAATGAGGCTCCATATGTGACTCAAGTATATGCCGTTGGGGATGGGTTCTGGGAAACTGGGCACAGTAAGTGGCTTGCCGCAGTTTCGGCGCTGGCGGATGGAATTCAAAAAGACAACTGGCGCGGATATTTTCCAACTGAAGGCTTCGAGACTCCGGTTATCGATCCTCCGGCATGGGCTGTAAATAAATTAATGAAAGGTGAAATCGATGGAATTTAAGGAAGCAAAAAAATCAGATGTAAGAATGAAGATGGCCTTGGCTGGAAAATCAGGATCTGGAAAGACCTTTGGAGCACTTTTAATCGCGAAGGGAATTGTTTCAGATATGTCTAGCGTTGGCGTTGCACAAACCGAGAGCGGACGCGCTCAATGCTATCTTGATAAAATTGGTAAGTTTAAGGTTATGGAGCTTGAGCCACCATACTCGCCTGCGAAATTTATTGAAGTGATTGATATCGCAGAAAAGTCTGGAATTAAGTGTTTAATTATTGATTCAATCAGCGATGAGTGGGCTGGAACAGGCGGGGCTCTTGATGTTCACACTTCTGTAAGCGAAGTAACAAAAAACTCATACACCGCTTGGAAAAAGGTTACTCCTCAGCATGATGCAGTTTTTAATAAAATTTTACAATCTCCAATCCATATTATTTGTACGGTTAGGAAAAAGACTGATTATATTCTAGAAACAAGCTCAAGCGGTAAGCAAGTTCCTAAGAAAGTTGGCCTTAAGGATATCCAAAGGGATGATACGGAATACAAATGGATTTTGCAGCTTGACCTTGATCAGGATGGAAATTTAGCAAAGGCGAGCAAAGACAATACGGGGTTATTTCAGGATAAACCTGCTTTTAAAATTAATGAACAAACTGGCGCCGCAATAAGAAACTGGTGCCTAAACATAGGAGGAAACGATGTCGGGAATAAATAAGGTAATACTATTGGGGAGACTTGGAAAAGATCCGGAGAACAAAAATGCATCTGGCATTTCTATCACTAATTTTTCAATTGCCACTAGCAAAGAATGGAAAGATGAATCTGGTGAGAAAAAAGAAAAAACCCAGTGGACAGATGTGGTATGTTTTAAAAAGACTGCGGATATTGCTGCTAAATATTTAACTAAAGGACGCGAAGTTTATATTGAAGGCGAGCTTAATACCAGATCTTGGGATGATAAAGAAACAGGCTCTAAGAAATATCGCACCGAAGTTGTTGCGAATCATATTGAATTTATCGGCGGTAATAAACAGAATGAAACTCAGCGCGAAACAACAACTGCTACAAATACATATCAGGAAGAAATTCCATTTTAAGGGAGGATTATGATTAAGATTACTTGGGGAAATTTAATGGATCAGGAGTTTATGAAATCTCTTGGCAAGCTTTACGGTCAGCCAATGGATTTTGCAAATGGCTCATCTTTGGCACTCCTTGGCCGTCGTATTAAAAAAGAGCAAGCTCTTTGCACAGAGGTGCGCACAGCTATTTTGAAAAAGTTTGGTACTGCTGATGAGAAGAATCCAACTCTTTTTAATATTAAGGAAGACCAGCGCGCAGCGTGTGAGGCTGAACTTATAAAGCATGCTGAGAATTCATTTACAGTAAATATTGCAAAACTGAATGCGCAAAAATTAAGTGAAAATATTAAATTTTCGCCTCAGGATTTGATGCTTTTAGAGCCCGTAATTGCCGATCTAGACTTAGGCGAAAGCGACGATAAGCATCTTGGATTAAGAGCGGTATTAAATGATACCACTCCAGAAGTTACTCCTGCTCACTAGTGCCATAGGCACAATTAAGCTAGAGTTTTTTCTTTCTTTCGGAGACCTTCGATGCTTGTGATTTTCTCAGGCATCGAATGTTCTCCCATAACTTGTTTCATATGTTTCATTTTCATTTCCATATGAGGCTTCAAATGCTTCATGATATGCGGATCATTTTTAATCTGCTCAGCCTTCATAAGGGTTTCATGATGCATATTTAGCTCATGTTCAGCTGGTGGCTCTTTTGCTGATTCGGAAGCTGGTTCTGACATTTCCTCAGCATGAGATACAAGTGGCGCAGATGGTTTTGATCCATATTCTTTTTTCTTCATAATTTCTCCAATTTAGTAGTTTGTTTTTTCATTTTAGTCCAAGGACTGAAATCACCATGATGCGCTTTTGTCTTTTTCGGTTGGTGATAATTTAGCATATTCCCGAAGTCGCGTTTAGTTCCACCGGTTGAAACTGTTGGCGCTGGAGGATTAGCTGCTGGTTGAGATGCGTCTCCGCCGCCAGTGTCGCCCATTTATTCACCGCCTTGCTGCATATTTGCCCATGGTGAGTGGATAATACTTTGATTAACAAATGGAGTTATGGAGTTTGTATTTCCAAGTCCCATGATGGCGCGTCCTGCGGTTGTTCTGGCCGCGGTTGTTTTTGATAGATCGGCTGCTTTTTTCGCAGCAAGAATTGCAGCAGTTTCTGGAAGATTATGTGTTGCAGCACCGCCAAGACCGGCAAGCATAGCATCAACACTTGTAACTGCATTGATATTTTCAGCTGCTTTTGCCGCGGTTTTTAATGGTTTTCTGGCGGTTAAAAGAGTCTGCATTTGGTCATTTGCTGCACCTATTTCATCACCAAGTCCTTCAGATACCCTATTGCCAGATGCTTCGATTTCTCTCTTCAAACCTCCGGCCATACTTTTATTTATTCTATCAGCTGGCCCTTTTAGTCTGCCGAACTTATCAAATGATGATTCTGGCATCGCCGAATTAAGATTTGTTTTCCACTCAGATGCTTGCGAGAGGGGAACCGGTCCATGATCAATATAGGTTTGAATTTTCTCTTTTAATTTATCGGCAAGCTCTTTAAGGCCTGGGTCGCGCTCGCCCATTTTGGTAACTTTATCGAGTGAATCTTTAAAGGCTATGGATGGATCAACCATTGCTCCGGCCGCATCTGCTTCTGCGTGCAATGCGTCTCTTCCTGATTTGGTATCGTTTAATAGTTTTTCGCTTGCTGATCTGATTTGCTTTGTTGTCCCAGAAATACCATTGCTGATTAAGACATCACTCAATGGCTGTGCGCCTTTTTCTGCAACAGCTTGGTCTATTTTTTTAAGACCACTTTTAAATACAGTTTTACCGACTGCTTCGGTACCCTTATCGAGATAATTCATGCCAGCAGTTCCCGCGTGTGAAAGTGCAGTGAGCGGATCGGTAGCAATATCCATTGCAAATCCGCCAACATCACGAGCAGATAGATCCCCCAATAAGGGATAATGAGCAATATCGCCCTCTGGCACCCCTGCTCTTTGCATATATTCTGAGCTTCGCGTGGCTCCAGGTCCCATGGGACCAGCCAAAGCGTGTTTTAAATCCTGTAGGTTAACTAAACTGTCTTCCCCACTAATTACCCTAGGTATGCTTGCTGCTCCTGCCAGAGCCGCCCTAGCGACGCCACCAGGCCAGTCTAGAGTCTTCCCAGTTGTTTCAATGGCTTTTTTCCAAATAGGAGCTTCTCCTGATTGCTCTGGAGCTTCAATTTCTGGTTTTTTTGACTCATTTGATGCATATTTATTCAAGTATGCATCTGGGCTAAAACCAGTATCCTGTTTTCCGTATTTTTCCAGGTAAGCATTTGGGTCAAAATCTGCCATATTACATCCCGTGTAAGCTTAATATTTTCTTCGCAGCAAGGTCATTTGGATTTTTCTTGGCCCATTCTATTGCCGAATTGTGCTCATCTTGAATAGCCTGCGGATCATACATTTGGTTGTAGGCATCCGGAGCGTATTCTTTTAGTTTCCGCTTATTTGTCTCGATGGCTTTTTGATTTGTGCTATTGAGGTAATTACTATGGATATTTGTCGCTTGCTCGGCTACTGCGGTTTTAAGGTCATCCTTAACCTTTGCCATATTATTTTTTAACATATCAATAAGCTCTGCTCCAACAGGACTCTTTCTCAGGTCATCTATTTTACCAGCCTCTTGTTTAAACATATTCCACTTAACATCCCAGTTTTCAGGCAATTCTCTTGAAATCTTACCCTCGGTGGCGGCTCCCCCTACGGCGACTGAATTAATATAATCATTGTAAGCAAGGTTTAAATCAGTGGCCGTTACTGGTTTTGAAGTATTATTCAAAATACTGATAGCGCGGTCGATTGAATTCTTACTCATCTTTGATGCTTTAAGGATCGGATCATGCTCATATGCTGAGCCAACTGCTCCGGCATCTTTACTAGTTTGCAAGTCCATTCTTTGGCCCATCAATTGCGACCGCTGAAGTTGACCAGCTGAACCAATAACTTTTGCTGCTGCCTCTTCCTTAGCTGCTGCATCCTTTTGCGCGCGCTCATCAATATAGCCCTGTTGCTGCATTTGATTCTTGGCATGTTCAAGCTCAATTCCTGGTTGTCTTCCTTGGAATTCTGCAATCTTCATTTGCATTTCTTGCTGATGAGCAAGTTTTTGCGCAGGAGTCTCCGGAGCCATTTCTTTCGCGGCTTGAGTTAAATTCCCTCCAAAGCGAGAGTCAAGAAAAGCAGCAAGAGGAGTATAATCATAACCTTGATCGGTGTGTGCATATTTATTCAACTGATCCTTTAGCAGTTTTATGTTCTCTAAGTTACTCTGCATTCCCTCACCGTAGCTTTTATCACCATTTTGCATTAGCTGCATAAGAGCGGAATTATCATGCGGAGGTTCTTTGAATTTCTTAGCGAGATAATCACTGGCATTTGAAAATATTTTACTATCAATCAAGCTCTGGCGTTGATCTGGTACCATCTCCTGAGGAGGGTAACCAAGTGGCGTCGTTGTTGGCTGAGCGGTAAAAGATGACCGCGGTGTTGGTGGCGGAACAACCGCTGGAGATTGGGGGCTTGGCCTTTGTTGCTTTTGATATTGATCATTTGGCAAAAGAGCAGATGGAATATTAAATCCCTGATCGCCACCAGCTTGCTGATTCATCTGGCTCAGCTGCGCTTGATTGGTTTGATCACCATTTACGTTAAATAATTTGCTAAGCCAAGGACTCGCTAATGCTAAAGCTTCTGGAATTGGCATGGTTACTTCCTATCTATTTAAAATAGAACCTGGCATCTGCAAATTGCTATTTTGAAAATTATTCTTCATTTGTTCTTGTCGCAGTTTTTCCATAGCATCTGCTTCTGGATTTGATTTTGCTGCGTCTTGATTTTTCATCCCCTGAGCAAACATCGCACCAGATAAAGCACCTTGAGCGGCACCGCCAAGTGGACTGCCGGTAACTGTCTGCATTTGCGCCGCCTGTGGCTTGATATTTGTCCACGGTGAATATTGAGTTTGCGCTGCTGCAATATCAGCTTGAGCCTGATTTTGTTCTTGTTGAGCTTTTCTTTGTTGCGCTCCGGATAATGCTCCGATTGCCGCAGAACCAAGTGTCGCTGCTATCATTGGCCACATATAAACCTCCAGTAATTAAGTTTTTTCCAAATCTAAAACTAAATACAATTCTCCAACCTTATTCACTTCGCATCCAACAATAGTAAAGCCACCAGCCCATGCTAACTTTAACATGGCCTTATTTTTATTAAATATGCGAGTGGAGACGTGTTTGTAATTTTCTTTTAAATAATTAAGCATCATCAAATAACCACGCAGGGTTATAACCGATCCTTCGGCTGGCCTAAAATTTCCACCGTGTTGCATATATGCTGATTCTTTATCGATTTCTATGATGGTAGCATAACAACATAGTTCATCATCTTTTTTAATAACCAGAGCGTAATCGATTCTATCCATATCAGCACTTCGAGTATTTCCAAAAGAATACTTATGAGCAGCTTGACTCATCTTTCTCCAGTCTTCTTTAGAAACTAGCTCAAAGTTTAGGCTCACTTCTTTCCGCCTCCGCTTTTTTGCCCAGCTGCGCGCGTAGCATCTGCCGCCTGCTTAGCACCCCACGCTGACATTTGCTGATTGTATCGGTTGGCATCGAAAACCGCTTTTCTTTGTATTTCATCCTGCAAAGTTTTTTGATTAGCAAGATCGGCCTGTCTTTCAACATCTGCGGTTGTCCCAAGAAGCTGCTGCCTTCTCTGAGCATCAGTATCATTAATCCCATACCGTTGCTGAATGCCTTGGGCGCCAACATTTTGCGAAGCCATTAGCGCGTCGCGCGCTCCGGATCTCGCAAGCGATGTCCTAGCACCGCCAGCAAGTCCACCCTGCCTCATTAATTGAGACTGAGCATTGCTTTGCTGCATTTGCTGCTGAAGGCCTGATTTCCCAAGGGCCTGCTGTTCATCAAACTTTTGCTTTTGAAGAGCATTTTTAGCCCATTCGCTAGGTCCTGTACTTAAGGCTTCGTCTCTTAATCTTTTCGATGCTTCACCGGTAAATGGGTTAACTTTAAACTGATCAATCAATTGACCAGTATTAACATCCCTTACGCCTTCATATCCTGGAGGCAAAACTCCAGCTTGTTTTTCAAATTCATTCTGATCAAAGTTTTGATAACCAGGACCTTTTTGCATAGCCGTTTGGCGCATCTGTTTTTGATAATCAACTTGCGCCTGAAGATCGGCCAATTGTTTTCTTTGATTTTCTATTTGTACCAAATTAGCATCTGGTCCCTGCGCTTTAAATCCGCCACCGCCAAAAAATCCCATTAGCTACTCTCCTGGTATGATGATAAATCTTTTTCCATTAACGACATTTCGCTATCGGAAATTTGACCGGAAAGAATAGATTGCATCAGTAATTCCTTTTCCATTCTTTCTGCTTTTGCCTCTTGGAAGTTAACGTGAGACTCCTTCTTGTAGCACTTCTCAGTTACATAGGCATTTAAAAACTCATAAGCAATAACCGGTAAATCACAAATATCTGAATCAGCAGTATATCTATTCGCATTCCTAGAGAACCATAAGGTGATTGCACCGGTAAGTGTTTGTCTTGCCGCTGGAACTAATAGAAATTTTTGCGATCCAGGAGTCGAGTGCGTAATCAAGTACCGATAAAAATCAGTTGTTGAAAATGAGTTTAAATACTCATAGTTTTCAAACATATCCTTAGAATCAAGTGGCAAAACCGTATAAAAAGTGGCCCCAACGTGATAAATTGCTTTGATGATTTTATTGCCGTAAATACTGGCCGGTAGCTCATACTCTTCCTGACCAAGAACTAAGTTTAATTTATCACGACCAAGAAGATATTTATCCTTTAACCCAAGAGTAATTAGGTGACCTTCGGCTACACTAACCGCCCTATTCCATAGACGCATAAGCTCAGCCTTATCGATGAACTCTTCGCCCTCAAGATCGAGCTCTTTTTCTAGTTCAGCATTCAATTCGCCGAAAGTTTTAAATGCCATTAAGCCCCCAAACTAAGGCTATCATAATCAAGCATTTTCTCCAGTGGAAGCTGCATTGGAATGATAGGTCTGTTGCGTTGCCGATACGTTAGTCCAGTGAATATTAAACCCAAGCAAATGTAAAGGTTCATCCTTTTTATAACCTCGAATAACCCATTTTCTTGATCCGCTAGGAAAGTCATTTAATGGGTCATTTATGATTATCTGCGTATTTGTTCTTGCTGTGATTAGATACTCTTTAACGTATCCATCTATATCCGTTGCGATGAAGTAATCTTCTGCAGCAGTTGGCCAAGCTGAACCGGCAACATTAAGTGTTGCCGTGTTTAAAACTGGATCAAAGGTGGCAAGGCCAAGAGTATCCGAATTGGTGATATCTGAATAACCATTAGTAATAATAAGTTGAAGAGTTGAAAGCCTCAGGCCTCCGGATGGAAACCTACGCCATTGCTCAATAAGCCCAGCCGCGCGCCAAGTAAAATCAGTCGATCGCCATACAAAATCATCGTCTCTCCATATAAAATCTCGCCTAACCCTAATTGGCTTACACTGTCTGGTTACTTTACCATCATCGTTGACGGCAGTAATTTGTATCGTCGTATTTCCAGCATCTCCGGCAGATAGCAAAATTCTGGTAGGATATTTTCTAAAGAAAGTACCGCCAAAATTGTAGTTAATTGTTTTTAGCTGCCAAATTATGGTCTCTTTAACCCAATCAGAAGGATGCTTATAAATGTTAATCTTCTTATCTGATAGAAGATTCTCATCATGCCTCATCGTAAATCCGCGCGGATCCCCGCGGTAAATCTCATTATTAAAAACTTCAACCGCGGAAGGCCTAAAGCTATTTCCATTCCACATAACAAAAGTCATGGATTCGGAAATGCCCCATCGCAAATCACAAATAAATAGAGTATCATTTTCTTGATTTGCTAAATTTGTCTGTATAGACCAAAGAATAAACCGCTCTTTTTCGAAGTATTTACCGGTTATTCTCTCGCGGTTGGTATTATTTTTTAGATATTCTTTATATCTATCGTTGCTATCATCGGATACTTTTTTTACAACATATCCATCAGTAAAATAAACACCATCATTCCCGAACCAAAACATGGAGTTTTCTGCTTCAACAATACTGTTATGCGATACGCATCCGGCATTGTCGGAAATGCGAACGGGGATCATGTTTCCACGGCCGAACTGATCAAATGACTGGTCGATTCTAAAAACGTATTTTTTGCAGAAAACTATAGGTCTACTTTGAACGCTTGAAATACCAGTAATTTCGTCATCAACAAGCGTTTCAAAATCAACTGGAGCCGTATCTGGAATTCCAGGAACACTCTGGCGAACTTTGTACGGAGATACTCCTGAAGCATCTTTTATGTAAGCATAATAACCAGTATTGCTAACAACATGATTATATTTATGCAAAGGAACAGGATCAAAATCAACTGTACCGTCGTTAGTGTAGAGCGGTATCCCTGTATCTCCGAGTGTTGCATCGCTGACGTTATCAGTGAATGATGTTGTGCCATTATTTACTTCACCAACCTGCTGTAAAAAAGTTCCATCAGCTGAAGATCTGAAAATTTTAATTTTAATATTTGCGATATCAAAATTATCATCTGTTCCATTTGTTAAAACTGGAATTCCAGTAATTGCAATTGGACCAGTTACCGGATCTGAAGATAGCTTAACCGAAGTTAGCGTTACCGGTCCAAGGCTTTCATATGTAGAGTCAAAAACAGTATAAGTATATGAGAAATAAAAAGCATATAAAAAAGAAAAATCACCAGCAACGCTTGCGGTAATTACAGGAGTTGATGCGAGATTTGGTAGGCCTGATGATCTAAGCTGATATGATCCACTTTGATCTTTGAAAATCTTTACAGGTTTTGAATAAGCATTATTTGTAACGTATAGATGCCTATTCCACTGCGCAAAAGATGGTACGCTATTAACATCACCAATTGAAAAAACAGTGTTCCCCGTAGGGCCAACAACCTCACTAAATGATTCTGGATTTCTGTAGAATATACTTCTTAGTGATTGATAAAAAAGTTTATCATTATTTGCGTAATTTATAAGCGCGCCAACCCTTAGGCCATTAGGTATCTGAGGGAAATTGACATTATCAATATCAGATCCCCATCTGGAAATGGGCTTTTTGTCTCCGCCGATAAGCAGATTTATGAGCTCGGCCGATGTCCCCGGCTTTTGCTCAAATGTGTGCTCCGTTATTCCGGCGGAGAAATCTATAACTTCAAATGACTGGGCATTACTAGCCGCCATAAACCGCCACAAAATCAACAGTATTATCTGTCGAGTAAACGTAATATGTCGTATTCGTTACGCGCTCAACGGTTGGAGAAATATATTTACCATCCGTAGTTCTAAATGAAATACCAATTGTATCAAATAAAAAACCGGGGGCTACCGACACCAATTGGCGATAATGCCCAATCGGGCCGCCGTATGTAATCCAATTCGCAGCATGAATTGTCTCAGCAACACCAACAAATGCCTGAGCGGTCAAAAGAGGTGAATTAACACCGTCGTGCGTATGGCCATCAAGCCTGGTAAAATTTGATTCAAGATTCTCAAATAAAGGAACCCCGCGGTCACCGGCTGATGGGATTATCTGGCCATAAGTTAGAACTGTTGCCATTTAAACCTCCGGAGTTAATTTGCTGGAGCGGGCGCTGGTGTTGACATTGGAGCGGGAGTTGGAGCAATTACCATTTTTGGCAATTGTACCATTTCCTGAGTTGAGCAAAATTGTGCCTTTAAATCAACGGCATTTAAGCCCATCATTAAAGCTATAATTGCCGAAACCAAACCAACAAGGTATGCGGCAATTTTCTTTGTTGGAAGAATAGATTTTAAAAAATTAAGCAAAAATGGAACATTCATTTTATCACCCCTGGTTTTTCGTTAGTTTCTAATTCTCGTATCTTTTTAAATGCAGCATTTAAATCTTTAGAGTGATCGGCCTCAATTGCCTCAACTCTAGCTTCTAATTTGCTAAGCCACCAAATTAATTTACCTATTCCGTAAAATATCGAGATAACCGTCCCGATGTTAGCAACAATCAAGGTGCCAACAACAACATAGGCGTTATTTGGGACTACCGCGGTTATCGCTTCAGGATTCATTTTTCACCCAATCAGGATATGGAGGCATGAGCATAGCTATAAGATCCTTCCTTCGATTGTATGGTCTAATCCTAACAAATGCTAGATCTCTCTCGGCATCTTCTCGACTTATGGTGTGAGAACCGCCGCCACCAGCTTCGATGATTCTATTTTCATCGATCATTAGAGCAATATGCGTGATGTTTTTTATATCGCTTCCGTAGAAGCATAAAACTCCAGCAGATGGCTTCGGAGTTACCGTTGCCGATGGCGCATAAAGATCATGAATGCTTTGAGCGGTTCTGGCATTTTCCGGGTCCATTCCTATGCTGATTAGCATTTCATGAACTAGACCAGAGCAGTCTATACCGTCGTGGGTGCTTCCTCCCCATTTATATGGAACTCCAACAAAGCACAATGCGTAATCAATTAGTTTTTTCATATTATATCCACGTTAAACTAATAAAAGCAGGGCCGCCCTGGCCGCCGCTTCCAACCCTTGACCCAACCCCTAGAGCGGCTCCGCCACCGCCGCCACCGCCGCCGTATCCGGCGATATAAGCGCTATCTCCGCTACCAGCTACCATATTGGCCACTGTTGTGCTGGATCCACCATGACCGCCGAATCCAAAACCTGCACCGCCGCCACCGCCGCCAAGCATTCCTCCAGAGGATACTCCATTCGATCCTCCGGATCCGGCGATATATGATGACCCTCCAGATGCGCCAGCAGCACCTCCTGATGAATAAGCAGTTCCTGCAGCAGAAGGTCCAGATCCAGGGACTGTTGCTGCCGCTGAAGATGCGCCAAGACCGCCTGGAAATGATTCTGCATTTAAAGAATTATTCACATAATTTGTCATAGTAATTGATGCCTGACCGCCAGGCTGAGCCGCCGATCCCCCTGGAGCACCAAGTGGTATTAAAAATGAAAATTGATCATTAGGATACATTTTTGGATATGTTATCGAAATCGGAAGGCATCCCTGCCCACCGCCACCGCCGCCAACTCCTCCGCGACCACCGCCGCCGCCGCCACCAAAGCTACAAATTGTAAGCATTGCTCCAATAGCATTTGGAGGAGGTTTAACAGTAAATGAATAACCAGCATATGATACAGAACTCCATGTGGCAGCAGCAAAAGAAGTTAAATTGTCATTCAATTGAGCGAAAAATTTAAAATCATTTACATGTGTTCCCATGCTTATAGCTAAAGGCGGTCCTGAAATTTGGTGGCTTGACCAATCACAGAAAAATCTAAGTCCGCGAAGAGAAGAATATGTTAAATAACTAGAGTGACGCATTGATGCATCTCTAGCTGTTGCAGATGGTATCGCACCGATTACATAAATTCCATTTTCTTGCGCATTGGTTTGCGATCTCAATGATACCTTTTCACCAGTAGAGCAAACATGCGCATTAACAACAGAACCGTTTGCCAGCGTAGAAATATCAACATTTCCGGTAGATGTAGCCGCAATTGATATTTGAGCGGTTGGCATAACATATACGCCGTTTTCTTCCAAAACAGTTTGATTTTTTAATACAAAAATACTTCCAGGAGCCATTTTTGTATTATCAATAATTGTACTATTTGGAATTATTGATTCAAGAGATACATTGGCAGTTGATGCCGTAGCTACTGCTATAAAAGATCCAGGATCAGATACTAATCTAACAGTTCCATTTGCTGGGCTTACAGTATTCCAATTCGAACCATCTGAAACAATTTCAAGAGGAGCGCCAAGAGCCCATATTTCAGGATTAGTTACCGTTCCCCTTGGTCCTTTTACGTCTCCAATTATTGTTAAAATATTATTTTGCCAACTACCAATTTTTTCAAAGGTAAATCTTTTTCCAATATTTCCAGCAGCACTTGGAAGTGTAAAATTTATGGGATTATTTGATGTATCAGCATACAAAATACTGTCAGTTATAGAAACAGTATAATCAGTTGTATGAATTGAAAATGCTGAATTACTTGCTCCGATGCTCGCGGCACCAGATGCCTCACCAATAACTTGCCACTTTTGCGATACACCATCATACGATAATTGAAGACTAGAATTTACCTTAAAAACTAAATTAGCATTTGTTCCAGTGTAAATTCTATTCGCAGAAGTCGCTCCGCTATCATGAGCAACAGATAAATCAACTCCTGTCCTATTTACTAAAGTGACTTTTTGACCAGCGAATCCAGCTGGAATCATCTGAATAGTATTAAAACTACCGGTTAATCTAACTGTTGATGATGTAATTGGAAGAATTTGAATAGAGGTTCCAGAACTCGCGTCATCAACAGAAAACTCAGGAATTACTCGTCTCCAGTTAGCGCCATCATCTTCAGCTAAAACCTTTTGATCGGTTACAAAAATATGCCGTCCAGCATTTCCTGGCGCTGGCAATGACGCGGCTATTAGATTCTCCGCCCTTGTTGATCTCTGCGCAATAGCTGTTGCATTGCTGCCTTCTGCTGTTGCATCATCTCCAGGAACATCCTGCAAAAGACCCGCTGTTCCTTTATGTATTTTTACGTTATTCGATGGAGTAGAATCATTTCCGATGATGATTTTATCATCATTTCTTAGAAGTGCTTTTTTTGATACGCCATCATCTAATTTAGTTCTTCCTTCTGTAGTATTTTGGTAAATCCTACCTTGAGTATTTTGCGAAGGATCGGATGACAGCTGCTCAAGAGTCGCATTTTCCAATTGTCCGAAAATTTTCATTCTATCTCCCAGTTTTACGGTTAGGAACCGCAGTTATTTTATTAAACGTAATATGGTATAAACGACACTGTTCCATTAATTGTTATCTGAAGATATCCGGCAGGAGTTACTGCATCAACAGGAGTACCAGTTACTGAGTTTATAATGTGCTGATCTGTACCAACAGAACCAATGGTAACCCGTCCATTTAGGTTTATAGTTCCATATGCATTCATAGTAATAGCGCCAGCAGCATTGACTAATGTAAAAGCCTGTAAAAAATCACTAACCGCTCCTGATCTAGGATTTGAACCAGCGAGCGTAAATGCTATCCCGGCACCGAACTCAATTAATGCTGGAACAGAGTTACCTCCTGCATTTTGCCATCCGCCATTATAAAATGTATTTGCCGATATGATTGCAGTATTCGCAGTTATAAATATAGAATCACCAGATCCAAATCTGGCCACTGTGGTGTCTGCCGTATTAATATCAAGAGCAAAACCTGGAGTTGTCGTGCCAATTCCAACTTTTCCGGCATTATAATAAATATTCGCGCCAGAAACAACCCACGGAGATGAACCGGTTGACCATACTGGCGCCGCTGTTCCACCTGAAGATGTTAGTACCTGACCGGCGCTTCCATTGGGTAACCTAGACGCAGCAGATACTGGGTATGAAACAGATAGTTGTAAAACATTTTGTACATCACTATACGAAGAATATGCAAATAAACCATCTGATGTTATTGCAATACCCCTGCCGCCAGACCCACCAGTAACTGCTGCCGTATGCGAATCATAAATAATTGCCCCAGTTGTCGTATTTCGCGTTATTATATTTACCCATCCATTACTTGAGTCAGAAACTAATATTGCCTTTCCATCCGGTGTTACATCTAATAAAAAAGGTGAACCAGGAACAGATACACTAGCCCCTAAAGAAGTTAATGATCCAGTAATAGAATCGACAGAAAAGCCAACAACAGAATTATTAGCAGAAGAAGATGCATATACATTTTTCCCATCTGATGAAATGCACAATCCAAATGGATTGCTTCCAGCCGCAATACTATCTACGACAGTAAGAATTCCTGATGATGTGTTTCTTGAAAAATGCGTTATCGTGGAATCTGAATAATTTGTACAATACGCATGCAATCCATTGGGCAATATTTTTATATCATAAGGAAGTGCTCCAGTAACTGTTATATCTATTTGCGTAAGATGACCAGTTGTTGCATTTATTGAATATGTAGTTATTGTATTTGATATTGCATTTACGCAGTATAAAAATAACCCATCAGATGATATTTGTACATATGTTGGAGAGCCGTCGGTTGATACAGTGGCTGGAGATAAGGCGGTTAATACTCCAGTAGTTATATTTCTGCTGTATTGACCTATTTCATTTGTTGAATTAAATACGGCATAAACAAAATTATTATTTGGAGATACGGTAATTCCCTGAACATTTCCAGGAAGACCGGTCATAGTATTAGCAATAGATAAAGTACCATCAGTAGCTTTTGATAAAATAATAATAGCTCCAGAACTAGATCCAACATAAATATGATTTCTATCTGGTGCCGCTGAAATACCATAAGAGCTACCGATACCAATATCAATGAAGCTTGGTGTTAGAGTAGCAACAGAAATACCTCCGGCGCTTTGGTAAATCAAATCACCACCAGTAGTCATTGGATTCGTAAATCCTCCGGCGGCAGTAGATGCTATTGTAATATCGTTATCGGTTGGCGTTAGGGTTATATTAGCACCTGCAACGAGTGATTTTAGTTGTAAATCAACCCCGACTTTTGATGCAAAAATTCCAGCACCAGTACCAAGATTAGATGCAGTATTTACTTCTCCAGATCCGCCACCGGATGACTGAGGGCCAGTTGGTGATTTTATTTGTCCGGCGTTATCTCTATCAAATATCCCCACAATTCCTCCTTAGATATCCCAAGCCGATGACCAAGTACCAATTGATTCTTTCATCGCATCGAGATTTGTCGTTGCACCAACATAAGTATAATCAGTACGCAAACATGCCATTCCATCATCAGCATTTGCCACGGCTTCATATTGCGTAATCACACGGCTTGAGCCATCATAAACGCGTTTAATTTTTAAAACATTTACTTTTAAATCATTAAGAAGAATATCTGCTTTTTGATCGGAAATCATGTTACCCCCTGGCTACTTAAGTAGTTTGCATTTTTTTACAAGCTTCCACAATATCTTTAGGTGAAATTAGGTCTGGGTCACCATCTATTTTTAGACCTACTTTATCCTTGAATGAATAGATTAGCTCCGAGCAGTTAGATCTATCGTTACCATTTCCAAATACATTTTTTGCTAATTTATACCATTTCGCTATCTGAATTCCGGCATTCTGCAAAAGACTGTATTCCTCTCCGCATTTATCCATAGCCTCTTTCAAAAATTGATCATAAACGTCATCAGAAACCATGAAATTCTGCGTGAACATGATGTTATTTCTGGATAGCCAATACAATTTCCCGGTAAATTTAACACCGCCCATAAGGACACATTCATAATAAAATTGATTTTTCTCTGATTTGTCCCAAAAAACCCAGGAAACATGCGAATAATTCGTTTTAAGAAAATACATTATAATATCAGAGCCAATATGCCTTTTAATCGGTTGGCTCGCTACTATAGATATTTTTCGCATAATTACCTCATAAATAAGCTAAAATTTTATCTCTCCAGGCGTCAATCAAAGTCTGCGTAACAAAACCACTTGGTCTCTTGTATTGAAGCCTTCTTAGCGCTGTAGGGAATGCACCCTCTCTAATTCTAAGAAGCACATCCGCATAGTCATCAAACATCTGGTCAGACTGCGCAGCAGAGATACCAGCAAGCGTATTAGCGACGTATAGCTCGCGTAGAAGCTTGGGGGCCACGTCTTGATAGCCTTGAATCTTTCTATCAATGAGAGCCGCCATATCCACCACGGGAGAAGGATCTGATGGGATTTGGTCAATTGGATAGGATGTTCCATGTAGAAAGTTATACTGCTCAGCGAGCGCTTGAGTTGGGAACTCTATGGTTTGATTATCCGTTGTAACTCTATATTTCATAATTACCTCACCGCAGTTCTACAGAATCTAGTTAGGTTGTAATCGACTTGCGCTGTCTTCGCAGCCGCATTCGTAGACCCGGCAGAGATCCTAAACGCAGGGCCAAGTGCCGCTGTTGGGATTGTTGTCGTATGCGTCGCCACTAGATTATTATCAATGAAAAACAGAACTTGAGAATTATCAGCAGCCATGACGACTGTGAGTTTATACCACTGATTCGCATTCACCTGTACACCACTTCCAGTCGTAGTCCTGCTTGATGCAAGTGCCGTCTTACATCCCCAGTTGATATTTCCAGCAGTCGTTCCTAAGTATTCGAAGTAAGCTCCATTGACTGAATCAGCCCCGGAAGTCGTATCACTAAATCCAGACCATACCGTGAAGGCCGCAGCTCCAGCTCCTCCAAGCGTCGGTATCAGCACATATTGATCACTAACGAGTGAGCCTTGTCCTGGGACAAATACGTTCGCGCCTAGATTGATAGATATTGCAGAGTTATTCCCTGTGGATGTTCCAAATAGAACAATCCCTGATTTGTTCGCGGTGGCAGCTTGATAGGTTGCGGTCCCAGTTCCACTCGTAGAAGTCATGGTCCAGGCCAGTTGACCAATGTTTCCAGTTGTTCCAAGACCTGGATAGAAATCATCCCATAGCTCAGTACACATGATGTTCGAAGAGTAAGTCTCAATGGACCAGCTTCCAGCAGCAGTTGCGAAAGTGTATGGCGTTAGGCTGATAGATTGGCCAGGGAGAAGGAAGAATAGAAGCGCACTCGCAGCGTTTAGAACTGGGATAGCAACATTTGATTGATTAGCAATATCCCATTCGTTGGCGGTGCTGGAAAGTGTGGTCGCATCTGGCATCTGTATCTTCTGCCCACCAGTGTTACCCGTGAATAGAATCCTTGGATTGCTAGCATTTGTTAAAACAAGTGTCGAGTTGGCACACGCCTGGATAGTATATGGTGTCGATCCTCCGCTTGGAGGCGTTGCCCATGCAAGGTCCCCACGCAGGAATTGGCTTGTCGTACCTGTCCCGAGAGATGCTTGCTTGCCGTTCCAGGTAGATTTCTCTGTATCAGTCACGAATCTATAACTTGCGCTCTGTGTGATATTAGCAGGATTGCTCGTATCTAGATTGACGACGTTACCCAGACCCACTTGCGCAGCAGTTGTGCTATGCGGATTTGAAGTGTTTCCAGTATGGGCGTTAAGATTTGATTGCACCGTACTGGCCGCTCCGGCTGCGTCGAATGCGGTGCTGGCTTGCGTTGCTGCCGTTCCAAGGCCTAGATTTGTTCTCGCAGTGGCTGCATTTGCAAGATCCGATAAGTTATTAGCGACATTGGCAGGAGTATAGCCAAGCGCATCCTGTTTTCCGTTCCATGTCGATTTCTCGGTGTCGGTTACATAGCGATAGCTTGCTGTCTGGACAGTGTTTGCTGGATTCGTAGCGTCCACATTCGGCACATTACCCAATCCTACGTCGCCCTTTACGATGCCTGTTGGGCTAGTGATATTTGGAGATGCGGACCTTACGAATGTTCCCGATCCGGTTCCAGTGTATTCAGTATTAGTTAGGTGATAATATTGCGCTGTCGTTCCACCTTGAAGTCCAGCCAGATCATCATGCTGCAGCAATAGGGGAGTGTCGATGTAGGTGTAATGGGCCGTGCCCGAGTGGACCAGATGAACGGTGATGCTGGACCCACTGGAAGTCGTGACATAGAACTTAAATACGAGCTTATCGGTAGCATTGCACGAGAAGGCTGGCTGTACTGTCGCTATCGCTTGAAGTGTCACTACTGTATGGGTGATGGTTGGCAAGTCAAACTGAAATAGCTGAGTCTCCGTTCCACCGGAAGTTCTCTTATAAACCTGAACGGCCATGTAGGTTGTACTACTTAAGGAACTGGCATAATTATAGACGTTGAAGTTCCATATCCCACCCTCAATAGATGTATGGCCTATCTCAACATCAGAAATATAGGACTCAAAAAGTAGTGGGCTAGTCCCAGAAGTAACTGCTATGGACTCGTCCACCTCTGCGGCAGAGTCGGGAGTTTTCTGCATGACATCGTATCCAGAGATTCCCGATGCGGTGGCTGTAAGGAAGTAATTCACACCACTTCCGGCCCCAGTCGTGGATGTTATCTGTCCATTTACCCATTGTGATCCGTTATATTTAAGAACATCGGCAAGGACCGGGGAGGTAAGCACCACGTCCGAGTTGTCACCTAAAGACATATCGGCGCCAGCAGTGACCAATCCTTTCGAGTCATAAGTGATCTTTGAATGCGTTGCTCCAGCAATGGCGGTATTCGAAGTCACCTTTGCATTGAGTGCTGTTTGTGTCGCGGTGCTAATGGGCTTATTTAGATCTGACGTATTGTCCACATTGCCAAGCCCAACCTGTGCCGCCGTAGTGCTGTGTGGGTTGGATGTATTTCCCGTATGCGAATTGAGATTAGTTTGCACCGTGGCCGCAGATCCCGCAGCATCAAATGCTGTGGATGCCTGTGTGGCAGCAGTCCCCAGACCAAGATTCGTCCTAGCTGTTGCCGCAGATGTTAGATCTGAAAGATTGCTAGCCACGTTTGCAGGGGTGAATCCAAGGGCTGCCTGCTTCGCATTCCAGGTGGCCTTCTCCGCATCTGTTGCAAATCGGTGAGTTGAATCCTGCGTGATGTTTGCGGCCACTGTAGCATCTACGTTTGGCACGTTGCTAAGGCCAACCTGCGCTTTAGTTGTCGCGTGAGGATTTGCAGTATCTGCTATGTGTGTGTTTAGATTACCCTGTACGGTTGCGGCTGATCCCGCAGCATCAGCACCCACTTGAGAATAGGTATAATCACCACTCTGCGCAGTAATTGCTCCGGTTCTTCCAAAGACCGAAGATACTGCTGATCCACCAGTTGAAAATAATTTCCAATCAGCCGAGGTCAACCCAGCTGCGTAGTATAATTCACCAGTTGTTGTATTTAGATATTCTTGAGTTTCAAAATCTGGCGTAACTGAACCAACCGGTGATGACGTCCCAAGCTTATCAAAATATGCCATTATCTTCTCCTCAAAACATCACCGCGGTGATTAACTAGAACATCGCTATTATGATTTACTAGAATTACACTCTCATCAAAGCTTGAACCGCCTGCGATGTCATTTAATTTTTTATATGTAGTTTGTACTGCGTCTTTATATTGAATTTCTCCGCTTGCAGATAAATCAAATAATTTACTATCTGAATTTTCAAACGCGATACCTTTTGCGGCTAAATAATCCTGAGTTGGATCTGATTCTGTAGGCAAAAAATCAGTCTGAGTTCCACCATTTGATGGATTCTCAATTTTTAATGGCTTAACTTTATCGGCCATAATCCCTCATGTAGAAAGGCGGAGCTATCATGCTCCGCCCATTAAAACTAAGCTCTGCGGCCTAATTGTAACATCTGAATTTGCAAATCAGTAGCTGATTTTGCATATCCAGCTTGGACAATTGTGTGACCAGTTCCAGATGGAACAGTAGCTGAAATTGCCCCAGCAGTGGCCGCTGACAAATACTGTCTCGCACCAGGAGTCATACCAGAGAATCCGCCAATGATACCATCTGTCTTCACGCCAACGCTTGCAGCAGAAGACACAGAAGACGTTGCAAAACCAACTGCATATGACTTCGCCAAAACAGAAGCATCCGCTTTAGAAACAGTGTTTGCAGCTGAGATGTAAACAAAATCACGAGCCGACAAGTTTTCACCAGCTGTATATGTGTTGGAAATATCAGCAGCAGAACCAGAAGACGATACGTCAACCCAAGATGATCCACCCCAAACCATGAATTTATTATTTGTAGAATCCCAAACGGCGAAACCCTCTCCAGAGGCTGTGGGAGTAGCCGATGGAACACCAGCAATAGATGGTAATCGAAAAGCATCCAATTCTCCAGCTGAGTTTGAAACAACAGGGAAAAGAATATCAGCAGCAGTTGTCATCACATTGCTACGCTCTTTTGCCATCACATCATCAATAATCAAGTTACCAGCTGTTTGATTAAAATAATCAACAGTTGGGTCATTGAAAGAAAGATTTTTAATTCCAGTGATATCCTGAGTAGCCATCGCCAACCCAGTAGCACTCAAACTAGGACCAGAACCAGTTACGCTAAACGATGCAAGCGTAATATCATCTACCGCTGAATCGAATTCTAATGGTACGCCATCCGATGCAATTTTTAACAATTTTACCTGAGCCATGCCTTACTCCTCTTTTGCAGGTATTTCCTGCGGTTTATTTGTTTCGTCAGGCAATTCTCTTATCTCAAACGTCACGTCATCGATAATTTTACCACTCAAAGATTGTCCGAGAGATTTTTCAAGATCGCCCTTAAATCTGTCATACTCCGCCTTGGCATTCGTCAACCCGTCCCGTGCGGCATCCATGCGAGTTTTTAAAAAGAGTTGTTGTCTGACCCCCATCAATTCGGAATCTTTCAGTAAAAGTTTATACTCTAGCTCAGTTTTTACTAGTCTAAATTTTGCCAAATCCATTTCAGAAATTGTAGTTCTCCACTCCCAATATTCAGCAGGACTTAAGGCCGTCCTTGGCATTAATTCACTCATGAAAATCTCCTCATTGGCTGCATAAGTTTAACAAAAAATTCAGAATCAGAAACGGCAATTCCTATTTGCTGAACAGTCCCAGTTAGAGGCACTGTCTGAGTAGGAGCTCCCAAATCAGAAACAAAAATAGGTTGGCCGATAATAAAACCAGAATATCCACCGATAACCCCACTAAAAATCACTTTTATAGATAAATCATCGGACTTTGATAACCCGATACCAAAAATACCGTTTGGAATGGTCGATGATAAATTATCAGTTATCCCAATTACTGTATTCACATCAATAACTCGCAATAACTGAAGTGGCTGAGTACCAACATCAGTTATAAACGTAGCCGTAACACCGGATGAATAGGATCTAAGTGCCAATTCATCAATCGCATCCTGCGCATTTGTCGCAGCTAATCCACTTACTGCATTGTCGTATTTAGCAGTACGAGATAACTCCTCTTGTCCAGTACGAAGATAGGCAAGACCATCCTCGGCAGATAAGTCTGTAGAAATAAACATAACAACAAAAGACCCATCAAGAACCAAAGGCTCAACCTCTGTACTCGCTGACCACAAAAGGTAATCATTAGGAGCAAGCTCATAGGTTGAATTCGCAGTAATTGTCTGGCCGACATCATTCAGTACAATATCGTATGGTGTCGTATTCCTGATGCTTTTTTTCATCAACATCACTTCGGATTATACCGAAATGCCCTTAACAATTAAAGATACCTTCAAATTCCTAGTGTTTCCATTTTCTATTCTGCATGCGATCTGGACGTTTGGAGAAGTATAAACAATCGGTAAAAGTAAATCTAACCTCTTTGGTCCACCAGTTGTAATATCGAATGAGCCAAGCTTTAATAAATTAACGCCAGATCCCTCATGCTGATAAACTCCAATGGTGTAATTTGATTCAATCTCAGTACCAACCGCGGCCTGCGCCACTTCAGCATCACCAAACAAAACAGGAATACCGACAACATTGCTAGGTATCCCCTCAGATGTTAACCAAAATAAACTCGATTTATCACCAGCGGCTCCATAGACAAATCCAGGCGCAGATGGCCCAACAATTTCTCCTGCGCCAACAAATGGAAATGGCGCGACAAGGGCCTTAGTTCCAAGCTGGTCACTAACTTTACCTGCTAAAAACCTAATTCTAACCGGACCATTTGTTGCGATAACTAAATATTGCGAATCAAAATGCTGATATTTAAAATAATAATTAAGATCTCCGCTTGCTGATAATTGAATAATATCTAGCGGAGTAAACGAGAGCCCATGCAAAACTTTAAAATAAGTTTGCTTGCTCGGTATCGTAATGTCGAAAAATTTGAAGTCACCATTGAAGAGTATTTGTTCATTTATGAACTTTCTCAGGCGGAAAAAGTTTTCCTGAGAATAAGTGTCCTTCACATCTTTTAAAATTAAATCAATCATTTAACCCCAAACTCAAGAGGACAAAACGCCAGAGGGCCATTGGCCCCCTGGTGAAAATCACTATTAGTAATTTGGAATGCTGTGAATGATAAGGTTCTTCCATGGAGCCTTACAAACAATGTCTCCAGCCAAAACGTGATCCAGGATATAAGAAAATCCCGAAGTCGCACGAATTTGGAAATACTCCAAACCATCTGGTGCAACACGTCTTTGCAGAAATCCGTTGGTGTAAAGGGTAATGGAATCCCAATCAAGAAGCATGATGGAATCATCTGACTTCTCTTGAACTGCAACTAGTTTCAAGATATCGCCAGAAACTGATCCGATCATCACTTCCTGCCACCCATAAACAGAAGTCTTGCGACTCTCTGGGATTACGTTGAATGCTTGCTTAGTTGATTCCAACGAAGCTAGCACCGAACCCATGTGCTTATATGACAAAAGCACCTCAGGTAACTTACCACTTTTCGCCAACTGTTGACGACGAGTGTACGCCGCAAAAATTGTTGGCAATACAGCAGATGCTCCAGTAATACCAGAACCGTCATACTGAACCGCTTGCAAATAAGGATATGCTGTTTTTGTTTGACCAAACAATGTGCTAGATCCGCCATTAGCAGCGGACAACAATTGCTGAGCCAAAGAGGTGAAACCCTCAGTCGCTGCACCTGGGTGATAAACCTTAGCAGCTTGAGCAACGGTGAAAGCAGCAGCAGAAGCAGCAGCACCACCACGAGAAGCTGACAATGTTACAGCACCCTTTTTCAATGTTCCACCATTTACGTCAATAGCGATAACATAGAAAGCTGTATCAGCACTATTTCCATCGATAAGATGAACCTCTTGATCGATAGTAAATCGGTCAACACGGTCAACCTCGATTACGCCACCAGCTGTACCGTCAACGGTAAGTGTTGCGAAATGAGGGCCGTCAAGCATGTTGATCGCAGCAGTCATTTTAAAGTTTGCTACGAAATCATCAACTTGACCTGGCAAAATCTTCAAGAATGACTTCTCGTTGATTTTTCCATCATGCTCCATTAAGTCACGGTGTTCGAATCGAAGAGAACCCCACAACTCTCTGTAAGTAGTAAGCTGTCCACGGACATACTTATACTTAGAGATGTTTGTATCAGCGGCCAATGAACCGAAGCTCATTGAACTTGCGTGTTGCCCTTCGAATGGAACAGGAATAGTTCCTGATTTCCAACCATCATCACGGTCAACTTTTTGGAAAACGTAATCACGCTTGATTAGTTCCTCTTTCATCAAATCAATAGTTAGATACTCATTGAGCATCGAACTAAAATCTCTACTTGTACTCACAATATACTCCTTTTAAAAATAGACGATTAGTCCCTTGCTTCTTTGGCAAGTTTTCTCAAATCATCCAATGATCTTGGCACCTTTTTAATTGGGGAAGATGCCTTGCCCACAACATTCGGGATAACTGGTTTTTGACCTTGCGCCCGAGGTGTCGCTTGCGGCGATTGCGTCATGGTTTCACCCATGTTCAAAAACTTTCCGAATCTTTGCATCACATTGGCGATAGCCTGTTCAGGGCTCAGGTCAACGCGCGATTCGTAAAATGTTTTCTTCGCTTCCTCGATCACAAAGTTTTTAAAACTTCCAGGCTCACCCTGTCGATCCCACGCTTCAGCAAATTTTGCGACATCTGGCCGATTTAAAGCCATATCAAGCTGCATAACCCTTGCCTGGGTCGCTTGTGTCTCATATTGCTGCTGAATCATGTTTACTCTTTGCTCTAATTCTGTTTTTTGAGCCTTCGCTTGCTCAAACTGTTCATATTGTGCGCGCTGATCCGCTGGCATCTCCATAATTTGGATCTGCTGCTGCGCCCACTTGAAAACTTGCTCTTTCGTAATACCAGCAAGCCTAAAAGCAGAGCTCAAATCACCCGATTTCACGCTATTATCAAAGTTTTTTACAACATTTGATACCGCTTCATAATCATTTTGAATCGAGTTATATTGCTGCTCAATTTGCTCTTTTTTGCTCTTCACAAAGTCAAAAGCATCAACTTTTGTGAATAATTCCTTAACCCGCTTCTCGCTATCTGGATCTTTCACCAGCGGATGAAAAAATGGATCAAGTTCCTTCTCCTGAAGTGCCGCTTTATACTTATAATTTGGCACATAAGTCGTTTTACCGTCCGCCCCAACTACAGGAATGCTCGATTGAGCAGCTGAAGCGGTATCAGTGGTAGGATTTGTGGAGGCCGCATCAGTAACCGGAGCGGTGGCGGTATCTAAATTTTCGGTGGCGGTATCAAGGCCAGCGCCAGCTGTAGATTCAGCTGAATTCGATGATATTTCGGTCATCATTGCATCATTCCCCTATTCGTGGGCATCCCAACTGCCGCCTGTCCTTGCGGTGCCTGCGGCATTTGCGGTGCCGGTTGTTGTTGTGGCTTTGATTGCATATATTTATCTGCAATATCGGCCTGTGTACCTGTATCTAAATTTTGTTGCTGTGCTACAAAACCTTGCTGATCCTCAAGTCTCTGCACAAGCCACTGAATCGCATTCGCAGGCAACGTCGCCTGAACTGAACGGTCTTTATTCGTAGGATCTTTAATCCACCAACCAACCTTAATCATCGGTCCACCAGTATCAATAAAGTCAGCTTCCATTGCCTTAAGCTTTTGAGCCTTATCCGCTTCCAATTGCTCATAGGTCGCAATCATATTTTTGTAATTATCCTGAATCTGCTGATGCAAAAATTGGAAATCAGATTTTGACATGCGAGCAGATAATTTCTGGATAATATATGGACCCTTATCGCTATTAAGTGGCTGCGGAGCCTCACCGCGATCAAGCGCCAACAGAATATTCTCAGCCCGATCATAATCCATCGTAAACGTATCAAATGATTTCTCCTCATTCGCAAAAGGCATCATGCGAATAAGCTTTCCAATATCTTCCTTCTCAAGAGAGTTAGAAGAATACTGCAAAATATGATTGATCATCAACGTCTTCCCCATAACCGTCGTTAGATCATCAGACATTGGTTCAGCTTTGATCTTATAATTTAACTTATCTGTATTTCTAAACTCAGCTATGTTTACAATCTCATTTTTACCAATTTGAGGTATCAACATATCATCAGTAAAATAATGTCTAGCCAAATCCAAATAAATATTAGTCACACGCGCCAAGAATCCTTCAAACTTCTCAGAATCCATCACAAATTTTTTCTTTTGCTTCATGGACTTAAATAGCTCACCCCATGGGTCAGAACCGGACTGCTTCTCAGCCATCTCTTCCGGTATCATCGCTATTTGATACATTTCATCAATCTGCGCATTGATATAACCAGTCCACTGATCGCCAGTCTGCCCCTCAAGAATTACCGGCTCACGACCAGAAGTGTGATAAGCGCGAACACCTGGCAATACCTCACCAGGCGTAAGCTTAGCACCCGTTTGCATAATTAGCTTTGGCTGACCGAGAATTAATCCAACCTCTCCCTGAGAAGATGCCGCGCGATTAATTTCTACCTGATACGGACGCAGCTGCTTAATTGGAGATCGATGCCTTGCAGTTGTCGGCGTCTCATCGTGACCCTCCCAAGCAAGTGGCCATACACCAAATGGAAGCTCACCTTCAAAAAATATACCGCCACCACTCGCCAAATAAATATAATAATATCCCATCGGATATTGCGGAGATGGCTTAAAATAAGTCTCAAGCAAAGTCGCTACACCTTTTTCTCGGTTGTAGTTTTGCTTGTTCGCATCAAAAACAATATACGTCTCATCCTTGCCTTCAGCGATGAACTTCTGCCGCTCATCATCCTTATCGAACATCCTTTTTAGGTCTTCGACCTTCACCATTTTACGAATGGTCATATATGGACTCTCGTCCATACTCTTCACATTCGGATCTCGAAGTAAATTAAAAGCAAATACCCGCTCGATCTCAAGCGATCCTTCAAAAATAGGATTTTCCTCATCAGCCGCTGGCTGACCATTCTCATCCATCAACGGCTGACCAAGCTCATCCGCTTTTTGACCATAACCCTTAAAAGCTCCGCCATTTGGATTCCACCAAACCTTTGCGCAAGTCTCACCGATATCAAAATAGTCGCTGCAAAACTGCTGCGTCTTCTTTGTCATCTGTTGCTGAACTTTCGCATACTCCCAAACCGATTGATTGAGCTCAGCTGCCTTTTGACTTTGGTTATCCTGCTCAATCGCTGGCAAAATCCGAACACCAGGGGAGTGAGTTAAAATTAAATTTTTACGAATCTTAGAAACCCGATACATATGGTTTCTCGTCAACCGAAGCTTAGTCTCATTAGAAAGAGTCCTGCTCTCCCTGATCCTATTCCAGAAAATTGAATGCTTCCGGTTAAAATGATTTCCGCTTACCAAAAGAAGATTTGAGCGCATTTCCGAATACACTTCGGCATCGCACTGCTCACCTTCTTTGTACATCGAAATTAATTCAGAAATTTTGTGTTTCTTCAATGTTATCTCCGCTGCTTAGTTCACCAGATAGCTCCTGCTCAACAATCGCACGCTCAAAACCAGATGGATCCTCAACGTGCATCGTGCTTAAGTCTTCATTCACCTCATTAAATCGCATTTGCAATTGGTGATGATCCTCAGCTTCAGCTATTTTGTTCTTCGACATCTTTAACGCCGGTCGTTCAGCGCGGAAATTTTCGGATAACTCAAACTCAAGTGTACCCATTTTCATACGAATGACACCAAGTTTTTTCACTGCTTTGATCAGTTTTATAGCATTTTTCAATTCAATATCACCCACTGATCAACTCCCATTCATCGAATTCCAATAATCTATCTCTTCATTTTCATTGGAACTTGGACCTTTGTTCAGTACAAAGTCTCTCCTGGACTTTAACATTTCGTCACGCGCAATCTGCTCATCTGACCTTGGATCAGGAGGTGCGTCCATAAACTTCTCACGCTTGATCATCAAATTTGCCCCCGCAAAATCCCAAGGTAAATCCATAACCGCATATCTCAGCGCATCACTTAAATCGTTAAGAAGCGCACGCGAGTCATCAATAGCTGGAACCGTCAACATCTCTGCAATTAGCTTTTCAAGCTCCGGATCACCACGGAAAATCTTAAGCATCCCAAGCTTCCACAAAGAATTCAAAAGACCATATCCCTCGCCGCGCTTCTTATTTGCCATCGTGAACGTCTCGCCCTCAGACTGCGCCACCAAATAAAAATCCTTATCCTTATAGTCATACACCTGAAGAGTCGGCAGCATCGTCCCGCGCATCTCTTTAAATTTACGCAAAATATCAGGATTGGCCGTAGGAATACCATCCCCTCGCCATGCCTTAAACACCCACGCCTCACGGTAATCAGGCCTAACCGCCATGAACACAATTGCAGCAGGATGACCGGACTTACCACCAGACCCAGGGTCGACCGCGGCGTATATCGGCCATACCTTCGGCACCACTTGCGGAGTCATCGTGTTTCGATCCATATCAAAGCTCTCGAAACGCAAGTTATCGCTCTTTATGAATTTACCGAATACCCGACGCTGAACCTCTGCCTCCGTCGGCGACTCCGCAATGATCTCCTCGATCCGTTTGTCATTCCAACGCGATTTTGTGCCATCAATATATTTCTGCGAATCATACAGCGACACCTGCCGCTTCCACGCAGTTGGAAATATCTCCTCCTCAGGATTTCTCGGCTGAAATACCCGCCTCCAATACTCTTGACCAAGAGTTGGCGTCATAACCGCATGGATATAACCGTTGGTCGCACGCAAACGCGCCTGAAGCTCAGGCATAAATACAATCGGCGGCTCCTCATCCAAGAAAAGCGCATGTACCGATCCTGACTGCAAATCCTTAGGCTTTTGCGAATACGTTTTACAATAGATCGATACCCCACTGTTAAAATCAATTCGCTTGATCAAACCCTTATCGTAAACCGCTTTCCAACCATATTGCGGATGCCCCTCATATGGCCCCCTGGGCATCAGATCAGGCTTAATCTTCGATTCAAACTCAGCCGTCCAAACCTCAGCCGTCGGGAAAAAATACCAAAACTGATTCGGCTTCTGACCAGGCAAAAGTCCAGGCCATAGTTTTTTCCACTTGCTAACGTCCGTTGCCCAGTCTATCATCTTCCTCTGCTGCGTCGTTGATTTCGATATCTGATTCGCAGCACACAAAAAATTCTGCTTATTCGTACTGTCAAAGAATTCCTTAGCCCATTTATACCAAGGGAAACCGCTCAAATGCGGAAGTCCATTTACCAAAGTCTGATAATGCTCATACTCAGCCAATAACTCGACCGGAGACTTCGCCGGACCGATTGGTAACGGTGGCGACTCCGGTTTCGGCTTTTTAGTATCTGTTCTTTTCTTCATCGTTCTGTGAGTAACTGTCATGACTCAGACACATCTCTGGGTGCCGTCAACTGCGCGCGTAGCGCCTCAAGCTTCTTAATCGCCTCCTCAGGCGTCTCATTCGTCGCCAGTGGCTTATTCATGTTCAGATGCGCGTGCGCATGCTGCGCCTGAATCTTTTGGATTACAGGCCCATGCACCCGATTCAATAACAAATCAATCGCCTTCATAAATGACCCGGCCGTATCCTTGGTCGGCTCTTTTGCTATAAATTTGAGCAAATTATGGATACCGATTGTAAGACCGTTTTCCATCAACTCCATGTGAGTTTCCGGGTAACACAATAACCAAGCCACTCTATATGGCGTAGGAACAAATTTATGCTCCCAATTTTGCTTGGTACAAATGCCATCGTAAATGCTTTTTGCTGTGATCTCCGTTTCACCCGATTTGTAAGCTAACTCGACTTGCTTCCAGAAGCTTTTTCGCAACAGATAATCCACCGTCGTCGGCGTCCTGATATCTTCTAACTCCTGTCCGCTTAACTTCAATAGATCCTCAGGAATAGATTCCGCTGCCTCTTTGAGGTTTCCAGATAACAGGCTAATGGCGAACTCTCGGGGTGGCCTGATAGGAGGCATCAGCATTTGCGTCATGTGCTTAGTTTAACTATGTAAAAATTACATAGGCAATCGGTTGGCGTGGTTTTTGATGGGAATATGTGTCAAAAGCAGGTCTTGTTTTGTTTTTTAAATTTTTTGGATGGCGAGGGTG